GGACTTGTATCATGATTTCCTCAAGTGTCATTCCCCAATACTCTGTAGAGGGGATTCCTGCTTCAACGGCTTGCGGGTACATGTATTCAAGCATTTCGGAAAGATTATCAAAGTTTTTTACAGAAGACTGTCTTCGCTGTTCGTTTGATCCAAAGATTCCCCATCTGTCGCTTCGTTCGCCGTTTCTTTCTTTCCGAAAAAACCAGCTTCATCCAAGAAGTCGTTGATTTCCCCAAATAGATCCATCGTTGTTTTACCAGATTCGATATATTGCTCAAAAGCTTCAGTAATCACTTTATCTGTCACACCGCTTGTTTTATTGGCGCCTTGTAAGATAATCAATAGACTGTTGGCTGGTGGTAATTTGATTTCGCCTTGTTTTTTAACAAAAAGACCCATGATCCCTTCATCCAACCGTTTTTCGATTGCTAAAATCGATTTACCGTCTAAACGAAGTTGTAAAGTTAAGTCTCCTAATTGAAATGATTTAGTGTTTGGCATTTGTACTACGTTGTTTTTTGACATGTATGTTTCCTCCTAAGTTATAAAAAATAGAGACCAAGGATTATTCCTCAGTCTCCGATTCGTTTGCGTTATCTTCCTCAGTAATATTGAGGGTTGTTACGCCCCCGGCGCTGGTGCCGGAGTGATATCTGGGCCATCGCTCACAACGATAGCTAAGTTAAATCCAATTGCTTGGTTAACTTCTGCTCCGTCAAATTTGTAATAAGGTTCGCCAGTGAATTCGGCTTTCAATCCGTCTGGGTAAGTGATTGTCCAAGTAACGGACTTATCAGCTTCAACCAACGAATGGATATCGCGGAAGTTGTCCCCTTGATAAACGATTGCAAATTCAAAGTTATCTACGTCCTCAATACCCTTGATATAAGCTTTCTTTTCTGATCCCAAGTGTGTAACGTCCACTTTCTCTGGATCACTACCCAATGCTGGGATAGATTTAACTGCTGCTACAGTTTTAGTTGTTTCGCCATCTTTATAAGTTAAGACAGTGCCTTTTGATAATAGTCCTGCAAAATCCATGTGTAATTCCTCCTATTTTTTGAATACATATTTTGTATAGTTGTCAACAACCGCTGTTACTTCAACGATGATTCGCTTTAGATCAGCCGTGTTAGCATCCTTGGCGGTACCAGAAAAACCAATAGTACCGAATGTGCTTAAAACACTTTCAGCAATACTGGTCTGGCTTTTGTCTCCGTATAATTCAACCGTGATTGTCCAATCTGTTTGTAACTCATTTCCTAACGAATCAATTTGATGTGGCTTGTTGGCCGTTCGGTAGATAGCTAATGGGAAAGTATTCCAAGTTGAAGGATAATCGGTTGCAATCTTCTTGATAGCAGTAACGGCTTGTAAAACTTCAACAGTCACTGTCTTCATATTCACACGTTCCATCACTTCAACTCCTTTAACTTGCGTTGTACATGCTCTTTGTAGATTTCTGGTGCTTCACCAATCAAATCCACTAAAGACGGATACAAGAACGGTCGTGCTGGCTGTCCTTTGGTAATGTAGAAGTCTGTACCTTGAACAGTCACACGAGGAATACCGTATATAGCTTCTAAATCGACCGCAACATCTTTTGCTGGGATAAACCATGCTGTTTGCGAATACACCGGTGTAATTCCGTCTGGCAAATCTTTAGGACTAGCTTCACCGACTGGACCGGTCCCGAATTCTCGAAACATAGCCTGTTGCTTATCCGACCACACGCGCCCAACAATTTGATTTTGTGCATTAATCACGACTTCGTTTTTCAAACTACCCAACAATTCACCACTAGAATATTTCATGCTAGACGACAATCGCAATTCAGCAGCTTGTTTGATCAACTCAGTGATTTCAAAAGTTGCATCCCACATCGCATCATCTAAGATTTGCGGTATTGCTTTGACTTTTCGCCGTAAACTTTCAAGGCCTTTGATTTCAACTCCCACGATTATCATTCCTTTCTAGCATAATGTTCTTGTGCGTCGAAAATGTCTGGATAGATTTGATCGTGAAGTCTGGTTCCTCATCTTTACCAACGTAGACGCAAATGCCGTCTAGTTCATTCTGTGACTCGCTAATCTTGTCGCCTTGGTATTTGCATGCTTTCATTGTTTCAAGCTTGCTACCGTAGATTTGAGCGTTTACTGTACCGCTTGCTGCTTGAACATTCATCCGTAATTCAATCGGATCATATGGGTAAGTGATTATTTCTTCTGCTTCTTCGTCAAGGGTAACTTTTCGCTTTTTTAGATAGACTGTTTGTAGGTTATTCTTCAGTAGGCGCATAGTAACTCACAACCTTCCCCTTTCGGAATCTGTTCAAGCCACGTTGAATAGAGACTGGAATGTCGGTCAAGAAAGACTGCGACACGCCGCCTTCAGACCTTGAAGCTTCACCTTCAGCGCCCTGTTGGTTGTATGCGATTGTTGCAAGTTGTCTTGCATATACCCACATACTGTCGATCATTTCCTGACGACCAGTATAATCAAGGACGAGTGCGACAGCGTCCTCGATCAATACTGTTGCTGAGATAGGAGATATCTCCAATTGCTCAGCTAGTACTGAAATAACTTCATCTCGTTTCTCGTCCATGATTTCACTCCTTATTCGCCAGTCCCACCAGCGATCGTAGTAGTCGGTGTCCATAATTTATGCTTGAATTGAACGATACGAACATTTTTAGATTCGTATACACGTTCCCAGTTACCGCCGGTAGATAATTCAGCGTTTGTTGGAGAAGAGCCAGCAACAGATTTGCTAGTGAATTTAACTCCACGAGGATGCAACAAGAAATGTTGACGGTTAACCAAGATATCATCGCCAGCTAATGCGTCACGATCTGTTTCTGTTGGAACTGGAGCAGCACCATTACCTAAACCGATAGCCCCTTGGCCAAAGATGTAAGATGTGAACACGCCACCAGCGTTAGGCATACCGTCATCAACGATCACTCGTTTACCCATGTAAGTCGGGATTTTCGTGTTGTTTGAATCTAGCAAGAACTCAATCAAGTTTTGCTTACGCAAGTTAGCATATACAGACGAGTGAACAGCAATTGCAGTCAGTTTTTCTTCTGCATCACCCAATTTGTATGAAGCATCCAAGAATGTTTCACCAGTGAACGCTGCATCGTTACCTGTTAAAGCAGAAATATCTAAGCTATTGTCGCCCATTTTAGTAGTTGTGGCACCAAACACACCTTTTAAGACGCTCAACAAAGTAGCTTGTTGACGGCGTGCCCAGTATGCTGCAACCAAATCACCAATAGCACGCATAGGATCGTCACCAGACAACGCTTTAGATAAATCATTAACTTTCCAAGCTTTACCACGCATCAAGAGAGCAGCGACGTCTTGGCTTGCAACGATTTTATCTGTTGCCAATGAATCTGTATCAGATAGCACTTCATCGTCACCTGTTAAATCTTGCCAAAACGGCATGTTGATCAACTTACCACCAGCAGTAGCCAAAGCATCTAATTCTGGGTCTTTCACAACGATTCCTGATTGATACAACGCTGATAATTCAGCAGTACGTTCAATAACGTAACGATTGAAGACTTCTGGTACAATAACATCTTCGATTTTTGTTTTAGCAGCAAAATACTGCAAGTTCATTTTCAATAAACTTTTTTTCATTTTTTCTCCCACTTTCTATTTATTCGCTAATGCCTGTAAGGCTTTTGCTTTTTCTGGATCTTCTCGCAGTAATCTTCCCTGCTCAGTAAGGTTTAAGGTTTCCGCAGCAAACGGATTAGTGTCAGGCAAAGTTGTATTAGAACCTAGTGGTGAATCAACTGAATTCAATAGCGCTTGATCAACAGCAACTTTTAGCGCTTCATCCCATGCTTTCTTGAATGTTTTGACATCTTCCAAAATTTCTTCTGCAGTGTCACCCTTGATACGTGCCGCTAACTCTTTGCTGATTCCGATCGACTGTAATTGATTGCCTTTTTCTACGAATAGCTGTTCTTGTCGAAAAGCTTCTTTTTCCTTTTCGAAGGCAGTCTTTTCTTTGTTTAGCAATTCTTTCTGTCGTTCTTCCTCGCTTAGCTTGGCCAAACGTGCAGCTTCATTCTTTTCTTCCTCGAATTCTTTCTGCCAGCGTGACTTTTTGCTTTTGACAATAGAGTCAACTTCTTTGTCGTCCTTGAAACCAAACTTCTCTTTGATTGCTGCAATCTCTTCGTCGCTCAACTCTTCTACATTAATCTGTTTTGATGTCTCAGGATCATCCGGAGTATCTGGTTCATCTTTTTCAGCAAAGAATTGTAGGTTAAGCGGCAACAGTTTTTTGTGTTTCATGTTTTGTACTCCTTCCATATCTTTTAGAGTGGATAAATGCTTGCACTTCCGATGCTTTTAATGTCATCACGCTTGGACATAATAAAAAGCCTAGCAACTGCTAGACTTCTGATTAATAAGGAACACGAATATTTTCTTGTTTTTTGTATACATCCAAATACATTTCATTCTTATCCCCGTTGTTAGTTACTTCAAAATAGAGCCCATCACCAGAGCGACTAGTTGATAAGAGCGCCTTGTTGTTTTGTAACGCTTTTACTAGCCAAACCACGTACAACTCTTCCTCTTTTAGTGGTGGATGTAGCGATCCCTTTCGTTCGTTAAACGCCTTGACGATTGCATTTTTTGCTGCCGTTACAAATTCTTGATCTCCCATTTTACACAATCCTTTCTTTTTTAAGTAACTTCTAACTAGACTTCCGTTTCTTGAATCAATTGTTGTTTTGCAATCTCAACCATGCCGATAACCTGAGTTGAACTTAGTTGAGTGTAAAAGGTGTTGATAAAACCATCTTTATCCATGCCTACAACTATAATGCTGTCAGCGTCTTTGAAGAATTCTTTCGATTTGTCCATAAACTCTTCGTTGCTAACACCACGCTCTTTCTTGCGTTTCATCTCTCTGAAATCCAAGTGATTCACACTCCCGTTATTTTTCTTTTCTGTTCCCTTATTTCTTCATCTGAATACTTTTCTTTCAGCTTATCCATCCATTCGTTATAGGTAGTGTCACCTCTAATTGGAATGACTTTACCGCTGATAGGGTCTAGTGCGTTTCTAGGTAGCTTCAGCGTTCGTTTACTGTACATAACAGCTATTGTTCTGCAAAAAGGGTGGAACGGCGGATACGTACCGCTAGCACCATTTACTTTAGCTTCAGAAACTGAATATATTTTATGATCTTTACCTTTGCAGATTTCAGATGTCCGCAAGTCCAGCACAGCAACAAGCATGTACTCTTTTACGCCGTTGTCTTGCCACGCTTTGAGCTTTGCTTGATTAGCCATGTAATTAGCTTCCGTCCGAATCAAGCGCCTAGCAACACCAATAGAGCGGTCAAACTCATTAGCTATTGCCTTAGCCATCTCAAACTCAGACATGCCAGTCATAGACTCAACAGTGAATAGTTCTTCTAACCTTGCTGCTAAAGCTTCAGTATCGCCCCATATCCGTTTAGAATAATTCGATCCATGCCAGTGGCTATCAAGGATGTTCTTTGTATACCTGGTCGATAGTTCCTTAAACTGATAATCCTTCTTATTCCATACCTCAATGACTACGCCATTCTTGGCATTCTCTTGCGCCTTTCGGATGACTGATTCAGCCGTTGCCTCACGATATGACTCATGAATAGCATCTACATAGAACTCTGTCTGCTTTTCTAACTGAACATCTGCAATTTGCTTAGAAACTAGAAAAGACTTGGCTTTCAAGTCTTCTGCACGAGTGATACGCTCTTTAAATGCTAATGCTTGCAATCTGTTTTTTGCTGCAACTTGTAACTCTGGATCTTTGATCTGTTTGGCTAATTTCTTTAATTCAGTAAGTTCATCGATTGATGTCGTTTCGTTGAGTATCCGTTTTGTCTCTTCTTCAGATAGTCCAGAACGCTGCTGAGAACGGGCGAATAGCTTCCGGACTTTTTCAGTTAAGTAGGATTGAGCTTGGCGGTAGGCTTTTGCTACAACTTCCTCAACCTTAATAGCGCCATCGTTTATTTTTTTCTCGGCATCAATGTCCCGTCGTTCCCAGTAAGATAGCTTTCGTTTCTTTTGAGCCATTTAATCAGCTCCTCAATCCTCTACAAGTTCATAAGTTTCGTGAAAAATGTCAGGTTTGCAAGGATAGAATTCACCCGCAACACCTTTAATAATATAATCCCCTGAACTGATTTTCATATCTCCCTCTAAGGTTCTGATGTAATAGGTATCCGTTAATGGATCATAGATAAGCCCTTCATCACCAGTAAATTCTTTTATTTCTTTCATGTTTTCAACTGTAGCTACTATTGCTTCAACCACTACTGGTTTCTTCCTAGCTTTCATCCTCTTCGTCCTCCTCTGGCTCATCATCCAAATCAGAATGACTATCTTCAGCTTGAACACCTAATGCTTTCTGGTTCATTGCAATAGCTTCCTCTTTTTCAAGGTGCAACTGTTTCAACACCTCGTCCACATCGTCAATATCTGGCAACCATCCTAGAAGAACTTTAAGCGGTAAGATGCCAGCTTGGTAAGCACTGACGATTTGATTAATGATATCGCTAGTGTTTACAGGTAAATTAGGCTTAAGTTTGATCTTCGTTCCTTGCGCATCAATTGAATTGTCTTTGACCTTCAAGATTGTTTCAAACAATTCCATGCGCTTTCTCAAACCTTTAATCATATAACGTGATTTAACCGACATAAGCTGAAGCAAGCCAAAGAGTTTGTACTTCATAGCTTCACCAGAAACATTTCCAGAAAACTTCTCATCATTCATATCTGGTACATAGGTAATCTTATGGATATCATCAAGGATTGCCGATCGCAATAGATTAACGCCATCTTCATTTAATTCCTTTGTTAAATAATCAGCGTCTACTTCGTTAGGTGCTGCTGATGTTTGCAGCATCTTTTCCCTCGCTAACTTCACACCGTCGCCAGCTTCAAGTGTAAACCCACGAATAAAAAGTATTGCGTCAACAAATGCTTCTTTGTCGTTTAGTCGATCGGATTGGAGTAGATTGTATGCATCAATCAAAGAAATGGCTTGTTCAAAGTCGCCTTGCTTTTCTTCATTGTTTCGATACTCAATGACTGGCACTGCTTTGAAGTAATGCGGCTTGGCATCCACTAGTAAGTATTCACCAAATCCTCTTGAACTTGCGTGGTAAGTAATCACTCGATTGTCGTTGTAATACTTAACCACATAGTGATCAATGCCGCCTTGCAGCGTTAGTACGGGTTGATAATGAACCGCAAACAAAGGGTTCTTATCTACTGTATCATCCGTAACTAAGAAGATTCCTCTGGGATCAATACATTTGATTTCTAATTGTGTTCCATCGTTTTCCTTTGTCTTGTTTAGATACACAAGCTCATAACCCACACCAAATGTTGATAGGTCTTTCTCCAATTCTGTATCATGAGAAACGATGTCAATCCTGTCGTAAGCATCTAAGATTGGCGATATGTTCTTATCTGATTCAGATACATAAGAAATCGGATTACCCACCATAAAACCAACGTTCATATCCACTACATATTTCGCATGGTTGATCAACACTTTATTATTTGGCGCTGCATCATTTTCTTTTTTGCGATTAAGAATGTCGTGCTTACCATCGTAATAATCTGATAGCCTTTCTAGTCTCGCCAATTCCATCATGTGCTGTTGGATACAAAAATTAAGTAACTCAGCAGATGGGTTATTTAAGTCACCAGCTATCTGTCTGTTAACTACTATTGCCACAATATCACCTCTCTTAAAATCCGAATTTAACTTTGCTGACGATTTGAGCCTTTTTGCTTTTCTTCAATTCGTGTGAGTAAATTGCATACCTTAATGCATCAAGAACATCATCAAATTCTTTGATCGGTTCCCCTTTTCGTTTATCCCAGACATATTGATAAATCTCATTTGGAAACTTCTTAACTTTGTCACGACAGATAAAAAGCTTATCCGCTTTAATCTTCTTAGCAACAGATTCAACGCCGCTTAATCTGGCTTTGTCTGCATTGAAAGCTTCGATGCGTTCACGTTTGAACCTTGCAACATGTTCTGGTCTAGCAGAATCACAATAAAAAGGTATCCTAGAGCCATATCGCTCTTGAATACCTTTGGCAATTTCTACCCAATAATCAATTTCTTCAAACTGTGTAGCATGTTCTTCTATGAGATATGCTGTTCCGTTATCTGTTTCACCTATAACAACAATTGATCCCCAGTGTTCATACCCCCAGTCAACTCCACAATAGAAGGAGGATAACTGAGGGATTTCATTTGATTGGACGTAATGCTTACTCGCATCAAAGTCTTGATATACCACACCTTCAGCAGATACCCACAAGCCTCTAATGTCTCTATCCCAAAACATACCGCTTGGCGTGCTCGCCTTTATATTCTCGCGGTAATCATTGCTTAAAAAGGTATTGTCGTCCAACTCAAAGTGGAATGATTGTATTTTTTCGCTTGCATTGTCGATATATTCCTTTTTTAGCCAATGTTCTGGATTATCTGGGTTGGTGTCGCCCAATATCCTAGCGCCTGTTCCTGAACAACGAGAAACGATTTCAGCAAATACTTCTTGCTTAGCTAATGAAGCTTCATTGATGTATGCACCATGAGCCGTCATACCACGAATAGCACCAACACCGCCAATGTTTCCAGTATATGCTTGAACCACCTTCACGCCGAACAAGACAAAGTTATTATGCTTATCAAACTTCGGTTCAATGTTATACATGTTGTAAAGCTCTTGCAGTATGTTTTTTTGTATCGTTGAGCTGCTGACACCCGCTAAGATATACATTGGCTCTTTTATGCCTTCTCTATCCGCAATCTTGCGCACTCGTCGCAACTCAAACAAAAATAAGTCATTGTTTATCTTTGTCTTTCCTGATCGCTTAGCTCCATGCAGCAAAGTAATGAACCAATCTTTCTTTACCGTTTCATTCAGAACTTGAATTTGTTTAGCAGTGTAAACATCACTAATCATTCAATTCACCACTAATCTTCTCTAACAACTCATCCAACTTATCTTCAGTAGTCTGAGCTGTGCCATTTTTGAGAGCTTCAGCTTTAAGTTTAGATAGTTCTGCGTCTGCCTTAGCTTTCTCCAATTGTACTTGTAACAATGGACTAGCATATTTTAGAAATAGGTCTATTGCTTTTAACCTGTTTTCCAAATCTGGTGTGTACTCATACGTCATATTCTTAACAACTGCATCACCTTGTAAGTGATCTATCTGCTTGCTATGGCTTTCAATGACTTTGCCGTCGTATATGTCTAGAAGACTATTTAATTGCGACTGTATATCTATTTCTCGCTTTTCTACAATAGGTCTGACTTTGCTAGCGATATAATTGACGATTTCTAGTTTTTTCAAGTTTTGCCCGGCAATTCTTCCAGCTGTTTTTTCACTGTACCCAGCTTTAATGGCGGCTTGAGTAGCGTTGCCACCGTTTATAATATATTCATCTGCAAATGCTATTTGTTTTGGTGTTAACTTAGCCACATCAAGCCCACCGCCTTTCTATAAATATCTATTTAATCTTTCCGCAATATGCGGGTCACTCTTCCAACCATGCCCAACATATATAAGCCTATGCCGATCGATATACTCGTCACTAAATTGCCCATAGCATTCAAGCAACGTGTGCTTTGGTTTCAACTCCGCTTGTCGAATATTCTTATGCCTTAGTATTCCTACTGATAGTTGGATGTAATAGTAATGCATATCAGTCACCCCAACTCATAGATTACTTTCAGCTTGTCTGCTGAATACTCAAAGGCCTGTGTGCTCTTATAGTTCATTGTGTAGCCATTCTCCGACTCATACTGATCGTTAGGTTTTATTGTTCCTAACTGCCGATGAATAACTCCTTTAAGGTTTTGGGCTTCCATTGAGTGATAATGCCCTTGGTGAATTTCAAGCCAACTACTCTTGCTCCATACGTCTCGAAACTCGGTAGCGAATAGCATAGGATAATCGCCCTTCTTGCCGAAGTGTCCATGAGTGAGCATAATGCCTACATTGTCTAGCTGATATGCAATCCTTGGTAGGTTGTGTTTGTTTACCGTTACTTGTGGATAGAGTGTTTCTAAGTACATTAGGAACAAATACTCAAAGTCACTGTGATTACCACTGGCAAATTCAATCCGCACCTCTGAGCTTTTTCTTAAAGATTCATCGATCAGCGTAATGAAGAATGTTTTAGCCAACTCAATTGCTTCGACCATATCTACATCTTCAAGTTGAGTACCTTTGATCGTTTGGCTTGCCTTCATAGCGTTTGAGTGAAAGATATCTCCCAACACTTCTATAACGATTGTCTTATAGCCTTTATTTATGATTGCTAATACATCGGATAGATAGGTTTCAAACTTTCGTTCCGACAAAATAGGGAAATGCAAATCAGCCAACGGTATGACTAGATTGCACTTCCCTTTGATAATTGGTTGAATTGTAATCGGTTTAGTACTTTGCAGCAATTTAGTTGCCAACGCTTGAATGCTAACTGCTGCCCTTGGCTTAACAACTATCTTTGATTGATAAAGCTGTATAAGTCCATCTAATTGGTTGTTCTGTTCCCAAATGTTGTTAGTCGCTTGGACCAGTTCCCAATTTTCGGGATCATATCCGTGTGCTTGTAAAACATAATCAGGATTCTTTGACTGCTCTTCAGTCATACGCAACTTGATAAGATTTGTCTGAGTACCATCTGATTTGATTTCTGTAGATACTACATTCTTCTTAGTCTTATCAGTTTGCTTAACACGCATATTCTTTTCGCTCGGTGGCAACTTCAACCTAGCACGTTTACTTCTAACGCTTGGCCATGAAAACTCTTTGCCGAACTCCTCTGACAGCATAGGCGCTATCTCTATATTTGTTAGTCCTTCATTTGCCAATTCCGACAATCGTTTGACATGCTGTTCCGTCCATTTAGTTATGTCTGCCACCTCGCTTTTCTGCAAAATAAAAAGCCACTCGTTATGAGTGACTTGGATATGTACGTCCCCGCTTGGGCCACATTACTAAGAGGTGTGCGAGGTTTTACCAGTTTTTGGGATTACTGTGAACCCTATTGGCGTGACCGGACTCGAACCGGTGCATTCTTGGGTATCGACCCCAACTGCTCTACCTCTGAGCTACACACCAACTTGAGGGAGCTACCCTCTGCATGCATTGGGCAGGATGCGTATCACACTAGCTTTGTGCGAACAAATATCCTACCTATGTCACTGGAGTGGCACCGCCCCACTCACGAACTGGTTCTTAAAACATTAGGAGCGAGAGTTTCAACACAGGTAGCTAATCTGATTATGCCAGTTCTATCTCGCCGTGCGTCTTCTACTTCCGCCACAGTGACCGAAGCTTGGTGGTGTACAGATAGCACACTTACTACATTGCCGTATGTAGCACCGTATAGCTTCTTCACGATCTTTTTCGGTGATCGTAACCATCATAGGCATTTAAGTCACTGGCAAGGAATCGAACCTTGCATGTTGAGTTTCACTCCTTAGCAAGTGCACTTGCCTTCCCAACTAGGACTTAGCGTTTACCCTTTCCGCCACAGTGACTATCGCCCACAGAATAATTTTTACGTATCAAAAGGAGGTTGAATGCCGTTGTGCTTGTGGGCGATATCTTACTAATACCATTATAATTCATTATTTCAATGGTTGCTGTTGCTTAATTGTTGCTTTTAGCCTTGATAACATAGTCTTTTTTGAATTGAACTTTTTTCAAAATGGCTGAATGATGTTTTCGGATATACTGGTACGTGTAACCAAGTTCATCTGCAATTTCTTGTAGGGTCAGCCCTTCAACATATTTCATACGCAATATGTGTTGCTCAATTCCTTTGAAAGAGTAAATAACCTTTCTCAGATCAAAGCGGTAATTCATTTGCACTGCCAGCTCATACTCCAAGTTATCTATAATATCCTCTAATTTACTAGCCTTCGATTCTTTTACCAAAGAATATCTTCCCAAGTCATTGGGGTTCTTCCATCTATCAAGTTCTTCTTTGTATGTTTCAAGTTCCCAATCAAGCAAAGCAATTTTTTGTTCCCACTCTTGATACTTACTCAGCCATTCGTACAATCACTTGCCCTCCTCTTTATCTTCCTTACCAAAAATCACGCTTGCGACCACTGTCGCTATGACTGCAAGAAAAATCGCTACTGCAAATGTCATGGCCATAAATAATCACCTCTATGACCAACTTTCGGGGTTTTCGGTTTTCTTCGACCTCTGAATCGCACTACTTCATGATTCTGCTTTCGCTTGTACCCACTCCATAAAATAATTCTTGTGTGTTGCACTGGCAAATACCCATTGTGAGACCAATACTTCTCGTATGTTGATTCTGGTTCTTCTAAATATTGTGGTCTATACATCATTCATCCTCCCGCTTCCATCGCTTCCCTAACTAACGGATCATTGATAATAATCTTGTACTTTATCTGCTCATGCTGCAGCTGCTGTTCTAGCTTCACAATCTGCTTTTGCTGGTCAATTATTGTATAGGATAGCCAACTAAATGCAATCGAATATATAAGAAGCACAGATTTCTTCAAAATAAAACATGGATAATTATTAAAATTTAAACCCATGGATTTACACCTTCTTTGCTGATATAATTTTATAAAAAAAGAGGTACTCAAATGTCAGATGAAAAAAAATCCCTAATTAATATTGAACTTATCCCAAAAGAGCTCATAACCAATATCTTTGGCCCTGCATCAAAATCTATCGGCGAAGGATTGGGAGGAATTGCTAACTATGTGATGGGACCTTTACGTAGGCTCAATATTACAAGCGAAAAATCTTTCCAAGATTTTGTTGACAAAATTAATACAAATACTGATGAAATACCACCTGAAAATAGAGATATTTCTAAACTCGGTCTGGCTTTGAAAACAATGGAAGATGCTAGATACCAACTTGAAAATGAAGAAATGCGTGAATACTTTGCCAATCTTTTAGCGGGTTTAGTTGATAATAGAAAAAACAGTCAATCTTCACCCAGGTTTTCTATGATTTTGTCTGAATTGACCACAAAAGAAGCAAGACTACTTTCTGAATTTTATAATTTAAAAGGCATTCCTACAGAATCATTAAGAGTTCAGAAATCTAATGGAGATGGTGTGGACCTAATCGAAAATTTACTCTTAATTGATGAAAACAATTATGTTGATGAGAACTTAGCTATAAAAACTTTGCAATCATATGGACTAATTGACATCGCTCCTTCAGTTCTGCTTAAAGATGAAAAAAAATTCGCACTTTATGACATTTTCGAAAATTCAAAGCAATTTTCAGATACCAAGGATCAGTTAATAGAAGATTTTCAGAATCATCCTTATTTTATTGGAATTGATTTTGATATTATTAACTCTCGTGGTTCAATAACGATAACAGATTTAGGAGATATATTTTGTTCAATGATTTTCCCAGAAAAAGAGTAGCTTTTTGTCTACTCTTTTTTCTATTTTTTCTAATTCTTTTGCAATTTCACTTGTATACCACCGATAGAAAATAATGTTAGTTAAACAAGTTATAATAAACGCCCCTATTAGATACATAATGTTCCTCCATTCATTTAACGCTGACGATTGCGGAATTACTTCTTCCTAATTTCATATTTCATTTCATTCGCATGAATCCACATGGATGTCAGTAACCCGATGGAAATCGAAAGATCGGCGTTTCCTCCAAATAGGTATCTGTTAACTCCATATACAATGCATCCTCCAATAAAGGCTGCCATCACTCTTCCTCCTGTTCTAAAGCTCTGCCACATATTGGGCAGAAATTAACCGGCAGCCAAGACCGTTTCGTTTGTAACATTCCACCTGCGTACTCACGATAATTTTCCACAAAGACCAAATTCCTATCAACTATCGTTGCGAATCTGCCTATGCTGTCGTATACAGTTGATTGTTTTTGCCCAGTGTTGCAAAGTCTGCAGTTTTCCATTATCCTTCCTCCTGTTCCAAAGCCCATTTAGAAAATAATTCTAGGACTTCAAATTGCCCAAGGACTGTCAACTCACCGTATGCTTTGATATAGGGTTTATCTTTTTCAATTCGTTTAAATTCTTCATAAGAACCCTTTCCCCAAGCGACATCAAATTGATAGTATAGTGAGTTAATGACTTCAAAAGGAAACCAACAATTTTTCTTTCGATCTATCCAAGTTGATTTCAACCACTCCAACACAATCTGCTGATTCTTGTTGAGTTGCGGTTGCTCACATTTCTTTACAATTCTGAGCACGTCATAAGCAGTCATATTGTCTCCGTATATCTGGGCGTAACCTAATGCACGTTCAATTTCCTGTACTAATTCACTCACATTCATTCCTCGCTTTCTGCTATCTCATTTATTTAGAAACTCCTCAATCAAATTCGCGCTTCGATTTTTCCAGTTTATTTCTGTAATGTCTGTGTTTGTGATTATTTGGCAAGGAATTGCTTTAGGGTCACACTCGTTGACGTATCCCCAGCTTTCTAAATCCCTGTATTTTTTAGGTTTCAAAGAAAAAACCACAAGATGATCACCGTCTAAATCACGAACAACATATCTAAAGCCGCGATCAAAATACTTTTTTAGTTCTTTAGTGGCATCTGTTCGGTTTTTCAGTCGTATATACTCATAAAGAGGATTTTCCCAATCCATTTTCATTCCTCGCTTTCTGCTATCTCGTCGATAAACTTTATTAAATCATGCGCGTATAGGGATATCGTTCCGTCATTCATTTCAACTACTGCGTAGAGATTTGACCTTTCTCCATACTCGTTAGCAGCATATTCGGATATCCATTGATGAAATTTTCCTTTTATTTCTGTGTCTGTGTACTCACGAGTAACGCAATAAGGAGTATGGGTTGCAGCTGCATAGTCCCACTCTTCTTTTTTCTCACGAATGACTACTGGTCTAAGAATCATCACTCTTCCTCCTGTTCCTGCGCCAAGGCCATCAAAGAGCCTAATAATGCGTTAAATCCGTTTCGAGAAAATTTCATAGTAATAATTTGAACTTTCCTTTTTCTTGTAGGGAAAGCACGAGCCGTCACTTGATAACTTCCACTCTCTAATTTTTCGACATTGATTACTTTTTCAATGTATTCACTCTCTGGTAGAGCTGAATTCTCTATTTGCATAACTATTCCCCCTAGTTGTTTATTTCGTCGGATTATCAACTAAACTACCTGAGCAAGTCCGTCAAACGACCCATCTCCGTTTTCCCAAACCTCAATTTGAAAAACAGCACCATTTTCTAATTTCTGCTTCAATTTGTAATATCCATCAACAAGTTCTTCAACTTCCTCAATATCTTCTGTCGCATAAATTTTTTCATGTTCAAGATTATTTTGTTTTAAGTAATCAACGTAGTGCGATCCCCAAGATTCATCTAAAAATTTCGTATAGGCATGAGATAGAGAATTAGCGCTGAACTCTTTATTTTCGTAATTAAACATTAAATATTCCTCTTTTCTTAGTCGTGTATCTCTTCCGATTACAAACTCCTTATTCCAAAAATTTCAGCACTTCATCTGTTATGAAACTGAATCGTTCCTGGTGAAGATTCTTCTTCCATCCTGTTTTGAGATTTAGCCAGTTCATTTCATTTTTTATTTTTTCTGATTCTTCTATGCACAATTCAGCTTGACTCACTGACTGCCAATACCTTTGAGTTGTATGCTGCGGAGTCAACGCCAATTCCTGAATCGTTTTATCGCACTTTTGTTTTCTTTTCATATACATTTTCAGATTTCTAGTTTGTTCTTTTAAAATTACAATTTGATATTTCAAGATAAAATCATCATTCATTCGTCTTAGTCCACCTGCTCAAATAAAATGGCGTAATCATCAATATCAAGCTTTTCAGCAATTTCTTGAACTGTGGTCAAAGTCACGCCTGCTTTCTTTCTGTATGCAATCATCTGCGTCTTGGTTAGCAGAACATTCTTATTCCCCAAATGCCAAGCAACGTTTTTCCAGAAAACATCAACAATGTTCATGATTCATCCACCCTCTTCATATCTCGCAATTTAACTACTGTCCGATCGCTGCCAAACGTCACAATAGCTGAGTTCTCAAGCACTTTGACACACACTGCTTTGAAAGGTTTTGTAAAACGTCCGGTCACGCACCAATACTCGATGCCTGCTTTTACACTACGTTGCTTTCTGACTACGCGTTGCGGTGGGCTATACTTGCCGTCTTGCACGCCTGTTACTGTGTCTGCTAGTTTCATTTGACTTCCTCCACTGGTACTGCGAATGCCCAATATCTTTCATCGATTGCTTTGATTTCTGATTCGGTAAATGTTGATCCGCTTGTAGTATTTTGAAATATCACTAAATCTCCATTATCAGCTTTAGTTAGATATGCGCCCCATGATGTTCCGGGAAGTTCAATTTGATATAGTGGTTCTTTCTCCACCTCATACTCACCTGTTACAAAAGCTTGAATTGCAATGAGATATCTTCTGTCATTTTCTTTTCCGTCGTTGTCATAAAGCCATTTATCAACTTCATCATCCAATTCATCTGCACTATCATGCAACCATTCTTCGCTAAAAACGTCAGATGCACATTCACCTTTGTTTTCTTGAATATATTTATCTAAAAACTGCGGCACTGTAATTTTAGGCTGTTCGTCTAGCTGCTCAACAAATTCTCTAACTTTATTAATTTTTACGTATCGATCTTTTTCACCAGTGTTATGGTCGGTACACCACGCACCCCAAGCTTTTACACTATTAATCAATTCTTGTTTGTTCATCATTACTCCTCCGCTCCATTTCTTCACAAATCCATTTTTCGCGAAAATCAAATCGCCTTTGCACGCTCCGCACGATTTTTTTTGTGCTATTAACTCTTTATCCGATAGTTTGCGTATGCTTTCTTGTGTTGGCGTCATCAGCTCACCTCTCAAAATGGAAGGTCTTGACTATCAATATCAATGGACGAATTACTGAACGGGTCTGATTGCGTGCTGTTGCGGTTTTTTTGTGCGTTGGCATTATTACTCGTTTGGTTGTTTGAAACGCCACCACCATTGTTTTTGGCGTCTAAAAACTCAATTCCGCCATATTGATTCGCTACAACCTCGATAACCGTTCGTTTCTGTCCGTCATTCGTTTCATAACTTCTGCTAGTCAGCTTACCGTTGACAGCAATTTTTGATCCCTTGTTTGTGTAGTTGGCTAGTGATTCGGCTTGTTTCTCCCACACTACAATCGGAATGAAATATGATTTCTTGTTATCTCCCCAACCATCGTCTAAAGCCAGCGTATTCGTTGCCACCGCTTTGCCAGACTTCGTGTATTTCAATTCGTTATCTCTTACCAATCTGCCGATTAAATTTACTGTATTCATTTGGCTTCCTCCAATATTTCAAATATGTCCATCTGATGTTCTTTCTCATCCCCGATAGGCAGCATTTTGTTTATTGCCTCTTCGTAAAAAGGTCTGTAAATTTCAAATCCATACGAATGCCGCTCATTTTTTTTAGCTGCTAAAAGTGTAGACCCACTTCCTGCACACGGATCTATAACAACATCTCCAGGATCTGTAAAAGTCTTTATTAATTTTTCGAGTAAATTTACTGGTTTTTGAGTCGGATGTATCTTAGGTATCTCTTTTAAACTATCTCTCTTCCACTCAAACCAATTTAAAACCATTTTTTTGCCAGTTTCTTCTTGTTGCCACTCGTTGTTAAATTTCGGCAATTTGTCCCTGTAAAATACAATTGCATATTCAGTCGCTCCAACGATTCTCATATTTGCTTTCAACGCTTGCGAGCTTGTCTTCTTGATAAACAGCAAAGGATAACTTTTTTTAAATCCGTATCGCTTTGCAACTTCAATCAGCGGAGCCATTTGCTCAAATGAGCAAAACATTATCATGGCTGGTGCTTTGCCTTTTTCTTTAGGTTCTGGTTTTAGCAACTTGCTACAAAAGTGCATATATTCAACTAAATTGAAGTTTTTATCACTTGGAAAAAACTGCTTTCCTGCTTTCTTAGATTCTCCTTTTTTGTTGTCTCCACCAACATACCAACTAGGGTTGCTTGCAAATGCGTTATTCCCTAAGTTGTAAGGTATATCAGCAATTACTAATTGTGCTTTCGGGATATTATATTTTTTCCTGTTTTGGAAATTATCGTTATACAACTCACACTTTATCTTCACTACGCTTCCTCCAATTCAATTTCAATTCTTGGGCAATCCTTATCCACTTCAAACCGATGCTCAAAGTTGGCAATCTCGCCCCATCCATCATTTGCGATCACTCTCGCTTCAATCATTCCGTCCAAGATAAACTTGATCCCGAATGCCACGTTGTCTTTATCCTTGCGCTTGTTTTTGCAGTACCAAGTGATTTTCAAGTTGATCGGCGTTGTCACTCTCAGCCCTGCCGCTTTCGCCATCAAGAATGCATAGCAACATTTTTCCGTGTTCTCCTTTTTCAACTTGGCTCCTGCATATCGGTTTGTCCGTTGGCTATTGATGAATTTGTTCAGGTCTGTTAGCTCTCCTGGTATCGTGATAATCAGAACATTCCCCTCGCTTTCAAGTATCGTTTGCAATGCTCTGGGTCCAAAGGTTTGTATTCAACCAGAATTGGCGCCAAATCATATTCGATCATCGTTTTCTTATACGCTTCGTTTGCGCTCATCCATCCTGCCAGATTATGAATGTTTTTCTTAAATTCGCACTGAGATAACGCAACTTGGATATAGGCTTTTCTATGAGCTTCCCAACATCTAAGCTCCTTTTCCAAATCTATTCCTATGGCTTCGTAATACCGCCTTTCTAAGTCGGTTAAGTTGATTAAATTCGTTATCGTCTGTTGCGAACGCCGTACACATTCAAGATATTTTTCCGAAATACAACTTGGCACCATTTCATGCTCTTTCAAATATTCTTGAAATTCTTTGCCTGTGCTAACGTCTTTATAGCGCATTTCGCTTGTCCAAGTGGTCTAAAGTTATGACCGCTATATCCTTTTCTGTTAGTTTTAGCGTCTTGGCTACCACTGTGGGCATAACTCCCTTATCTAGCAACGCAACGGCTCTGGCTACCGTATGTTTAGGGAAATCAAATCTCCATCCGTCAAGACAAATCACATGTTCTTGTATTAATGCTCCAGTCATTGATCTACACCTCTTATTCGTTTGTCAGTGGTTCTAGTAAATTGAATGTTATGCCGCTTTGAATTTTTTGATATTCTTGACAATATTCGCTCTCCGTAAGCTTTTTTGATTTCATCCGATGTTAAATTTGTGTTTACCATTAATGCTTTATTTTGCCTTGCTTCTAAAATTGAGTACAAGATGTCGTTGTTAAAGCTGGTGCTATCTTTTATGTTGTTACCACCAAGCTCTGCGCCCAAATCATCAATAACCACGAAGTCTACTGTTTTGATATCTTGTAAAAGGGCTATTTGATTTTTCGACTCAGATTGATCGTTAAAAGAAGCCTTGCGCCTTTCCAACAACTCTCTGTAATTGACAAACAATACTTTCTTTGAGTATTGGCTTTCTTGCAGTATCGCCCAACAAACCGCCATGCATAGATGACTTTTACCAACTCCAGATTTTCCAGATAAAATCATATGCGTAGGGTTTCCATTCAAAACCTCTTTGATAAAGTCCACTGCATAAGTCATAGCCACCGCAGTTTCTTCTTCTTTGGTCTGGTAGTTATCTAAAGACTTGTCAAACAAGTCATAATCAGTAATCACGGATCTATACTTGAATAAATCATGATTCTTCTTTTTCAGACTGGTTTCGTATCGCTTGTTTGTATCTGCATCTACTTTCAGTTTTAAGGCATAATATCCACACACCATGCAAGTAGGTGCGCATCTATCTGAACCGTCTTTATTTTTCGTTTTCCAACCGTACAGAGCGCCGTTACACTCAGGACAAACTCCTCTGACTTCTAGCGTTTGCTCTATAAGTCTTGAAATACCTACTGCTACGCTTTCCAATAAATCACCATCCTAAATCGTCATATTCGCTAGATCCTGTATTTTCAAGCTTGCCGACAGATTTGTTTTTAAACCTAACCTCATTTGCTTCGACATCTTTTAGGGTATTGATATTGTTTTTGGACCAATTACGCATAATACCCACAGCATACGAATAAGGTTTATTGTCAATCGCTGCTTTTTTCATAGCAGCAGCAACCATTTCAACGCCAATGTCTTCAACCCACATAGATATATCTTCTGAGTTAAGCGGATTTAAGACCCCGAAGCATTCTTGATAGATATCAAAAGGATTAATACTAGCTTCTTGTTCTAGTTCTAACTCTTTCTCTAACTCTTTCTCTAACTCTTTCTCTAGGCGACATTTTCCAGACAATTTCTGGACATTGTCCTCCTTTGCTCTTTGAAGCCTTTTTTGAATAGCATATTCAGTTTCTGAGCCAACTAATTCGTTAAGTTGACTAAGATAAATTTCTCCGCCGTCCATAATTTGTATCAGTCCAATTTTGTGGAACAGATCCATTGCAACTTTTACGGTGTCGGCGCTAGAATTTGTTAACTTGGCCAATGACTCTGGATCATAAGGGATCATCATATTGCCAACGTTTCTGACAAGCATTCCCTCAGTCTTCAATGATTTAAGGCAAAGTTTTAAATAAAACAGGCAGTACTCTTTGCCGTTCGGTTGTTCTTCTAGCCACTCGATGGTGTCTTCTTCAAAAAAATTCTCTTTAAGTTTGAGCCAGTAATATCGTTTTTTTTGCTTATCAGACACTTTATCCCTCCTCTATCGCTTTCTTGAACAGCTCTTCTGTTTCGTATTTTTCATCAAAGCGCATTATTTGAGCGTTACTCATAATGCCAATCTTGATCAAAGCTTCTTTATCTAAATAAACAGGTTTGATTTGATATCTCTTTAGAAATTCCTCTTGCCCAAGTTGGTGAGCAATATTGTGTGTTTTCCAATCCAAAGCCACGAATGGAAATAGCCGATGGTCAACGTTATTTCTATGACGATTTCCAACCGCCGTGACATGATGTATTTGCGCTCCTGGTCTACCAGAAACTGCGCATTTTCGGTACTTGCAGCAATAGTAGAAAAAGCTATCATGTTCTAGTAGATATGAGTATCTTTGATTGAGTTGGACCCCTTCTCGAATGACAAATTGAATAAGTTTAGCTATCCAGATGTTGCCCTCATTCTTACTTGCTAAAGCATGAGAGAATGGTTCATCTTCCGTATACTCGTATTCGTACTTGAGCATCGATTCTACGTGTCCTGGATCATCAACATACCAATTAGCTATGTCTCGAATTAAAGCGTGAGAAAGAGCATTCTGTTTCGTTGAAAGTGGTTCATTGTCTATTAGTTTTACTTTGACCAGATTTTCTTTCTCTCGAGCCATCGTTTTTAGGTATTCGGCATTTATTTCCTCTTCAAATTCGATAGTCAATCTTTTCCCTTGATTATCGATTACTTTACCTAAATGAAACATTTGCATCACTTCTCTTTGTTTTCTTGAGCAGCTTTCATTTGATCAATACCGTTTTGCGTATACTCTTTTAGCAACTCATAAAATGATTCGTTTATATCCTCAAATTTTCCAGAATAATTAAAGTGTGCCAAAGCTTGATTCTCAAATGTCTTTGGCGATCGTTTCAGCAAGCTTGATGCTTCTTCAAACAACGATTTCAGTTCTTCTAACTGCTCTTTACTGGCTGATGGGGATTCAGGCAAATCTTCACCAGCGTAGATATACAATCCTAATCCAAACATTGCCAAGTTCTTTACTAGGCAACGCATTATCGTTTTGTTAATGTCAAACATGGTAGCTGCATCAACTCTTAACCCTTTGGCTTTCTTTGTGTCATAGGTATATGGACTAGCTTTCATCGCTTTATTAGCTCCGTCCATCACTGGCAACCACATTTCGTGTGAAAGACCTTCGATTGTGACCTTCGTAAAAACCATATAGCCAGTGTTGGGATCAAAAACATAAGGAAGGCTATTATCGAATTTTTCTATTTCGTATTCAGCTGTTGGAAATTTCTTTTTCACTTCGGACCATGCCCATGCCCAAGAAAGATAGCTGAGTTGTACGCTTCCTGTTTTCTTCTTTTCAACGTGGTTATTGACATCTAAGGTAAACAAGAAGTTAAATATCTCATTTTGCTTTTCAGTAAATTCTTTAGCCATTAAATCAAATCCTTCCCTAAAACTGGTTCGGCGCTCCAAACCAAATCTTTGTCTTTTTCGTCAAATATGAATTCACAGATGTCTTCGGCATGGACAAGATATTGTTTTGTTTTTTCGTAAACCTCATCCAATGAAAAGATGATTGTGCCTGGATTGGGCTTCACAAAAACGATAAACAATTCATCGTCAGCGTTGACTACACGAGGTTTGTAGCTTGTCATGATTCGTTCTTCCTTGTATTCATCAAAACCCTTAAACTGGTGCGTATTTGGGAACACATGGCTACTTTCGTCTTGAATCAGGTTGTCGTAATTTGTTGCGATATAATCTGACATCTTCCCACTCCTCTCGATTTGTGGTAAACTTAGGTAAATATTTTTTCGTAAGACTCTATGCTTGCCGGCCGGAGTCTTTTTTTGTGTCCATTTTTGCTTGTGCTTCGTAATACATTTCTTTCCAATCAAGCGTTCGATAGTATAGGTCAAGTACTTCCGCTCTAGTCATTTCTTCACCGTCCTTGACCGTAATTCAAATACTGCTTCGTCATAGATCATTAGCAGTAACATTGCGACACAAGGGAATCCGATGACTAGCCATGTTGGTGGTTCTGATGAAAGCAAGGCTCCCAAAGCGAAGATCACAAGAATAAATGTTGTGCGTCTGATCCAGTAGATTTTCTTCATGCTGACTCCTCCTTGAAGTATCGATCAATCAAAGCAAGCGCTTCTTCTCTTGTCGAGACGGTATGCTGCATTGTCGATCCGCTATCTTCCTCAACTGATATAGTGATTCTTTTAATCATTTCCCTAACTCCCCTACTTTTTGATCCGTATACTGCCGTAACTCGCTCACACGCTGTTCTAACTGCTCCTTGTCGTTTTGCACCGTGTTTAGTTGTTGGCGCAAGCTGTCGGCTTCCTGTTGCTTTATAGCGATCTCCTGTTGCTTTTGTTCGATCTCACGTTGCTTGGCCTCAATTTCCTTCTGCTTGTCCGATTTGATTTGCTCGATTTCGGCTTTCAGCTGCTCCTGTGTGCGAGTGTTGTTGGATAGCTGTGATTCGAGTTCTGACACACGCTGCGATTTTGTTTGTCCGTATTGTAGGACAGTGTTGAAATTTGCCTTGATCGTGTCCAAGTCCTGAAATGCGTTGCTTGCTGCGTAGCCGATCACGCCGCTACCTAGTGCTAGTCCGATGATTGCTGTTGTTTTTGCTAGTTTGTTTTTCAATGTTGTTTCTCCTTTGGTATAATTGTTTAAAAACTGGTGGTGTATTGATGGATAATTATTTTTGATTCCTTTCCTTAATTTTTTCTTTTGTAACAACCAAATCTCCGTTTTTCAATCCGTTCATTATCTTGTATATTTCTAGCAAGTTTTTGATGTAATCATCATCAACTGTTATAGCTTGATGAATAAAATCCATAATTTTTTCATTCATAGCAACTATCCTTTCTGATTGAGGTGTAAAATGAGCAACTATAAAAAGACTAAAGACGACTTTTCTAAAGAATTTCAAATGAATGTTCAAATGCTCCAATTAAGCTCTGATACTAATTACCCGGACTTATATTCTGAAAAATTACCACTAGTTATACCTCCCTACGAATCAAGAGGTGGTTTCATTGCATTCCATGTAAACGAATTTGATTATCTACCTCTGCAAGCTAGTTCGTTTAGTTTAGAAATAAATACTTCGAGATCCAAATGGTCGACTGAAATGCAAATTTATTCTGATAATATGAGTGACTTCACGTATACAGGAAACGGAGTTATCGGTGATGCGGTCATACAATCAACCAAGCTGCAAAGACTATTATTCCGGTTAAGAAAACGATTGAAATAAAATATATAATTATTTCTACCCACTTCCAGCCAGACAAAGTTCTGAGAAAATATGTCCAAAATAAAAACAATAATCCTAAAATCAAGTATCCCAATAATTTCACCCTAGCCCCTCCTTCCGTGTGGGGTTATTTTTTTATCCAATACTCCAGTTGTGATCAGTTACTTCATCAATTCCCAATAAATCTGCAATAGCATAGATGTGCTCTTTCATAAGCTCTTGAAAGTCCTCGTAAGTTGCTGGTTTTCCATCTACTTGTAAATTCGATGATTCGGCAAACTCAGCCGCACTTTTTAACGCATCTTTGACGTTCTCAAATTCCATTATTTATCCTCCAATTCCATTACGTTTAATCTTTTTCTTAAATCTTTAATCTTGATCAACATAAGATTAACTTTGTTTAATATTTCGTTTGATGTGTCCATCCACAAAATAGACATCGCTTCTTTTTCAAGCGAATCTAATTCTTTATGCGCAAGAGTTACTATTGTTTCTGCAGAAATATCAACTTTGATTTTCAAGATTGTTGATCCTCCAATTCTAGTCTTTTTTCGAACGTTATTTTCGTCTCATCTTTAGGCAGAAATTTCTTCATTTCCTAAAAACTTATTTACAAAATATAGTTGCCCTTTACCAGTGATCAACGGAGTAAATTTAGTTACTAATACACCTTGACTGTTTGTTCTTAAGTGCTCTCTTACCTCCATAACTTTCAAATCAAGAGATCGTTGGGTTGGGTGATTCTTTCGACGTCCATCTTGGCAAAGATACCCATTATCTCTTAACCAATCGAACAAACGATTCTGTCCGATATCAATACCATTTTGTTTCAGGATAGTTGCCAATTCTTTGACCAGACACGAATTTCCACTGGCTCTTACTGCATCTGAAAACAGTGCTTTAGGCTGCATTTCTTGGATAATCAAATCTTTCTGCTTGAGTTGCTCGCCAGCCTGTAAAAGTAAATCAGCTAATGAATTCGGGTTGTGCGTGATATCATATGCTTTTTGATCAGTTAGGTACGCGCCGTGTTTGCGGATTGTTGGTAGAACTTCGCTTGTTACCCAACGTTTGAATTTTTTTGCATTGGGAAGTTTGCTTGATAAAATCAATGAATATAAACCTGATTCGTTAATGATTGTTAATCCTCGTGGAGATTCAAAAGTACCGTTTTGGTAGTTTTGACGATCTTCTTCATCAACATGGCGATTAATATCTCGACTACCGTTTCGGTACCCTAAAATATCCGCTACATCTTTTCCTACAAAATATGGCTCATCATTTACTAAAACCGTTCGAACTTTGTTTTGTTCGAAATTAAAAATTTGTGGTGTGTTCATTTTTTTAAATCCTTTCTGTTGTATAATTTCCTTATCAGTCAGTGGTCGGCTGAAATAATGATAAGGAGGTGGAAAATCATGTATTTTGTTATCAGAAAAGCTACTAACGGTCAGTACTATTTTGTGATTAAAGCTGGCAATAACGAAGTAGTCGCTACTAGCGAAACCTATTTCTATAAAGAATCTGCCGAGAAAACTATTGATTCAATTAAGAAAGGAATCAACAGAGAATCAACCGTTGTTGACATGACCGATTAGCCTATATAATTCATTTGCTAGAGAAGTCATTTCTGCCGCTTTTTCCAGAAGCTGGTCGGCGATTTTCTCTAGTTCTTTTTCTTTATCATTCATTTTTATTATCCTTTCTTTGGTATAATTTCCTTATCAGTGCGACAGACTGAAATAATTGATAAGGAGGTGGAACATATGAACTTTTCTCAAGCTGATGCCGTTTGCGAATCTTTGCAAAATGTTTTAAACACCATTAAAGACGGTTTTTATCTAACTGATGATACTGAAAATGAAATTGTTGGATTCAATCCAATTGACTCTTGGATAGTTGAAACCATCTATGACAACGGCGAATCTAGACTAGTCCATTGTTCAAACGTTTCTATTCTTTCGAAACACTATTAGGATCATGAATAATTTTTACCAACTGTTGCTCTAGGTTGCTTCCGACAGCTTGGAGCAATTTTGCTATTTCTTCTGGTGTTGCTTCAATTGTGATTTTCATTTTGCATCCTCCTTCTCTATCGTTTTTTATCGACACAATCCATAACAGCCTTTACAGTCCGTTCAGCTACTTCCTTAGGCATTTTGTCGCCATCTTTCACTGGACGACCATCGCTTGACCAGAAGAAATTAATTTTTGGATTTTCAACTACTTTTGACATTTGAAAACCTCCTTTTTTATCTAGCTAATTCATTAGCGAAACTTTCAATGAACGCCTTACCTTTAGCAGTCCATTTTTGCTTGTCAGCAGTTTTGCCTACACCTCTGTACCCTTTATCCTGGTACTTAGCGTATAAGTGCCATTTGAAGCCTTTGCTCATTCGTTGTGGATAAACAATGCCTAGCTCGTGAAGCTTCTTACAGAAAAGATAGACACCAGGACCGCCGCTATAACCGAACTGACTTGCAACTTCTTCTGTTGTGTAAAGGACATCTGTTTTAATCTGTTCCAAAACACCTTGTTCAAAGTCTTGCTGATTCAACTGTGCTTTCAATTTCTCGTTTTCTTCCACGGTATCAGCAAGCTGTCTTAATGCGCTAGCATAGTTTTGAGGTAAGGAAAGTTTTGGTTGCTTCAACTCTTGTTCCATTTGATTGAATTGAGCGATATACTGAAGTTTGAATTTTGTTGCCTTTTCGCCTTGGTAGCCCATGACTAACAATGTCCAGCCGTCCTTGTTCATGTAGATCATTGGGTATCTGCGTTTGTTGCCTTCAGCTTGGTAATAATCTTCCAGAAACATTGATGTATCAACAGAGCGCAAATCTGCGCTTTCTAAATCTTTCTTGATTTCAACCTTTTTTATATCGCTTCTGAGATTTCTAATATCACGCATGACATCTTTATGGTTTTTCTCAAATGTCTCAGCAACTTGCAAACTTGTTGTAACTGGTTGAGCGTTTTTGATTTGTACTAGATTTGTCATTTTGAAACTTCCTTTCTTGTGGGTTATGTTGTTTGTTTATTTTGTAGCGTAAATGCGACTTTACCACCAAAAAAAATTTCGATTGCTTCTTGATCAGTTAACGGAATTTCTAACTTCATTTTTTTTGCTTCTTCAATCGAGAAATCTCCACCTTTTTTCATTTTTCGATAAAAAGTACTTCGATCGATTCCGATTGAATCTGCTACTGCTTGTTGAGTAGTGCCCCGCTCTACGATAAGACCTTTTAATTTGTTTGTGTTGATCATGAACCTCACTCCTTTCTTTTGTCGCATTATCGCGACTTGTTAAAACAAATATACCACCCTATTATTTATTAGTCAATTAAAAAGTTGCATTAATGCGATTTATTTTGTTGCATTTTTGCAACGTATGTTTTATACTCTTTTTAAGAGGTGAGTGAAATGGATATAGGAGAGAGAATGAAACTAAGGCGAAAGGAATTAAAATTAAGTGCTGATGTCGTCGCGGAAAAACTTGGAGTTTCTAGATCTACTATCTTTAGATATGAAAAAGGCGATATTGAAAAATTGCCTACAAATATTCTTGATGATATTGCAGAAGTTTTGAAAACAACCCCAGCTTTTTTAATGGGTTGGGAAGATGAAAATGTTCCATCCATTGAAACAATCTACAATCAATTAGAAAAACCAAGACAAACAAAAGTCTACAACTTTGCTGAACAGCAACTTGAAGAACAAAATAGTAAAGTGGTTCAATTCCCTGTTCAAAATAACCATGAAGAAGTGCAAGCTTACCTATCTGCTGGTACTGGTATTTTAAACTACTATGAAGCTGATAAAGATATAGTGGAAGTTCCAGCAGATGCGCCAGAACATGATTGGATATTTAAAATTGTCGGCGATTCTATGAAGCCGTTGTTTGATACTGGTGATATCGTGTATGTGGATGAGTTCAAACAAGGCATAGATACTATTCAAAATGGTAGAATTTATGTAGTTGAGGTTGATGGAGAAGCTTATATAAAGAAAGTCTATGTATATGAAGAGACTAAAACACTTAGATTGGTTTCCCTTAACAAAGATTATATGGATTTGCTATTTAGATTTGAGGATTCGGATATTAAGTTTATCGGTCGTGTGATTATATAAAAATACCCCAGTCGAAGTTGGCGCTTCGGCTAGGGTTAGTATTTTTACTCAAAATTATTATATCAGAATGGAGAGAAAAAGTTATGGCAAAATTAAAATGTCCGAGATGTAAGTCACCAAACGTTCAATTGATAGGTTCGAATGCGAATATCAGAAAAACTAAAAAATCGTCCTCATTAAATTTAAATCCTTTTAAACCGCTTACAGTTTTTAATCATAAAGAAAAACAAATCAAAAAGAAATCAACCGGTAAAATCGCAATGGGAATTGCCACAGGTGGAGTTTCAACACTTTTTACTGGATCGAAGCAAAGTAAAGGAAATGAATTCCATTGTGTGAACTGTGGAACTGTATTCAAGAAATAATAAAACACGCCCTCCCCTCACAGAACGGCGTGCCAAGCAATAAACATATAGGCTTATTCCATACGCCTATTTTAACAATAAATAGGAGCTGATACAATGAAAAAAGCTGGCATCTATATTCGAGTTTCCACTCCAGAGCAAGAAAAAAATGGATACTCTTTAAATGCTCAAGAGGAAAAACTAAAATCGTTTGCTCTAGCCAAAGATTATGAAGTAACCAAGGTTTATAGAGACGGCGGTTTCAGCGGCGCTAAACTTGAACGCCCTGCAATGCTAGAAATGATCGACGATATAGAAAATAATAGGCTTGATTTGGTTTTGGTTTACAAACTTGACCGTCTTTCTCGTAGCCAAAAAAATACAATGTATTTAATTGAGGATGTGTTTCTAAAAAACAATGTTGATTTCATTAGCATGCAGGAGAGTTTCGACACTACTACCTCTTTTGGCAGAGCTATGATTGGCATTCTATCGGTTTTTGCTCAGCTTGAGAGAGATAATATAAGAGAACGCATGATGCTGGGTAGAATGGAGCGTATTAAAAGAGGTTTCTATATGGGCGGTGGTAAGGTTTCGTTTGGCTACAGGTATAATCAAGAGTCAAATGTCTTAGAAATTGATGAAGGCGAAGCTGTGGCTGTTAGGCGTATGTTTGACTTGTTTCTAAGCGGCAAATCGGTTTACGGTTTAATAAATACGTTAAAAAAAGAGTTTCCACAGTATGAAAAAACTTTCTACGACGCTTCTGTAAGAAGACGATTAGCAAATGAACATTATATCGGAAACAGCCAATACGATGGCAAAACTTACGAAGCTACACACGAGCCTATAATTGATGATGTAACTTTTAACCAAACTCAAATTATGTTAAGCACTAGGTCGCATGGCAACGCATTTAAGCACAAGTATTTATTTTCTGGCATGATCACATGTCAAAAGTGTGGAAAGTCTTACAACGGCTTTGAGAGTGTTTGCGGTAAGTATAGTAACAAATACTATCGGTGCTCCTCTACTACTTACAAATTTAAAAAGAAAAACGGATGGGAGTGTTCGGGAAAAAGGTTTCGTTGCGAAGATGTAGACAAGTATATTTTAGATAAAATTAAATCTATCGCTACAGATCAAATTGTTTCAAAAAAATCCAAACCTAAACTCTTACCGATAAAAAAAGAAATAGATAAACTAAAAGCTCAACAAGCAAAACTTTTAGATTTATACTTGGATGACAGAATCGATACTAATGTCCTTGATGAAAAATCAAAGAATATTAAAATTCTACTCGATAAATTAAACAAGCAACTTAAAGAAAAACCAGCAATTGAAAAGAAAGTCTTTGATGAATCCGTAGACAAGCTAGCGAATAACTTTGAAAGTTTGAGTTTTGAGCAGCAAAGGATTATGATAGGAAATGTAGTTGAAAAAATTGAAGTAGTCGGCGATAAAATGGATGTTTATTTTTTTGACACCAAATAAACATTGGTTAGTACCAAAGATAAAATGGTCATATAAAAAGCTTTGTTTATATCAACAAGCCTTTTTTCTTTACCTTTTGTTCGCTTTACAACAGGAACAAACGTTCGTATAATTCTTGCGAGGAGTGATTGATATGCAAATACCATTAGCGCATCAAAGAACCTACGCATTAGAAAGATATTACTACGAGTTTATCGAGAGGATGGGTCCAGCACATTTCATGTATGACCAGTTTGTTAGGACAATGGAAAATTTTGGGAAACCCTATTTCACTGTACCCATCAGCTATAGTCATTATTCGGAAGAGCTGGCTTTTGTATTTAAAATAGACGGCGAAAATTATCTGTTCGATCACGTTAGGACCCAAGACAAAATTCTCCGAAAATACGATCCGAATATAAAATATAAGCCCGGTGGAAATTAAAGCAACAAAAAAGCCCCCTACTCAAACGAGTAAGGGATTTCTCTATTGTGTCATGAATTTACAATTACAATATGCTGAAAAACATAAAAGTATTTTAGACGATATTCTAATCAATAATATCTATTACGTTGAAATAATGATAAAATAAACAAGAAGAGTAGTTAGGCGCACTTCCCCAAGTTTTCACCGCCTAACTACTCTTCATAAAGTATTGCACGCACCTACTAATTTATAGTATAAACTTATTTACTGCAAGTAAAATGAATATGATCCCCCCTACTCAAAAGAGTAAGGGGTGTTTGTGTTATAACTTATTGTTGTTTAGTGCTTTTTGCAAAGCTTTAACTGCGTTGGATGTTGGGCTGATGATACCATCTTGTGTTGTGCCTAATCGTTTCTGTAATGCCTTGATAGTTGCTTGGCCAAGAAGTCCATCTTGCGTAACGCCTAACAATTTTTGCAATGCTTTAATTACATTAGATCCTTTTAGTGTAGAATCAAATTGCGCTGCATAAACATTTTGATTGTACTTTTGCTTGTACTGATGACTAATCACACCATCTTGTGTTGTGCCAAAGTATTGTTGCAATCGTTTTGCAGTAGCAGCGCCGAATTTACCATCCACTGTTAGCTGGCTATAACTAGGCTTAGCGGTACTCGTTGTTGATCCGTTGTTAGATGTACTAGGTTTAGCAACTGTGGCATCGTTGCTAGTAGATTTTCCAAACACCGCTTCTTTAAACCGTTCTAATTCACTTGGTTTACTTACCCATGGCGCTGGACAATTTTTGCCAGTCACATCGTAATGCCGCCAGATTGTATTTCTTGTAATTGCTGGATATTTGGCAACCAATTCTTTGACTGCTTTTACGGAATTTTGGAAAGTCTTTTCGGTGATATTCCCATTCTTATCCAGACACATTTCCAAGCCAATAGCGCCGTAGTTAGCATTGCCAATCTTAGAATACAAAGGTTTGTAAATCGTGCCGTCAGCGTTGTATTTTACCGTGTCGTTTGCATGGTAAGCGACTTCGTCTAACGGAATGATACAAATAGCTTCATTGTCATCTACAAACAAATGAGCAGATGCGTAGATGCCGTTTAGGTTATTGAAATACGTTTTATGGTTGCGCGCAGTGCCACCGTTGTTTGCTGTATAATGCATGATCAAACCCTTAATGCCATAGTTCTTGATTCCTGGCCGAGAAAACTTGTTGATATTGATGTACTCATATTTGATAAAACTCATGTTTATCCCTCCGATTTTGTATTAAAAAAGAGCAGCTTATTCAGCCGCTCCAGAGTTGATAATTCTTGTAAATGTTTGATGTAACCCTGTAGATGCTAGCCCGCTTACTGCACCATAGACAATTGATTCAACTGTCAGTCCATTCATTACAAGACCTAATACTGCGCCTAGCACTCCGACGATCAACGGGATATAATCATTCACCTTGTCTGTTAAAACAGGCGTGTTCTTGATGATATAACCCACAACTAAACATGCTACTAAAATTACTGGTACAAAGTTTTCTGTGATTACTGATAAATCCATTTTTATTACCCTCTTTCTTTCCAAAGTGATTTTAATTGTTCCCCGTGTTCAATCAATCGATCATTGTGCTTATCCAAGCGCTCATCATGTCGCTTTAATTCATCATGAATTGCTACACGGTCTGATTTACTTGCTTCTAAATCTCTAGTTAATAAATCAAGATTATGAGCAAGCTTGGTCAGATTATCTGCAATCTTGGTGAAATTAGACATTACTGGTTTGATTACAAATGCCAGCATTCCGACAATTGTCATAATCCAACCCGCCCAAGTTGCTAATTCCCCTACGTTTAACATATGCCACCTACTTCCTATAATATAAAAAGAGCAAGCCTAAGCTTGCCCTTCTAACTCTGCCAATAAGTCATCTTCTACCGCCCAAACTTTATCCTGAAAATCGTCAACATCTTTTCGGCATTCCTCACGGTTTTGACGATACAATGTTTGATTTTCGATTTGTTGATTGATATTCGTGTTGCCTGCACTATCCGTGGTTACAGTTGCAGAGAAGTAGATTACCCGTTGTCCGTTGATTTTTGAATCTCCTGTGATACTGATTGCTTTTTTTGTTTCTAATGCCATGATTGTTTCCTCCAATTTTTTATATTTAAAAAGGACACTGATTATTCAGCATCCTGATTTTCAAATTCATCTAACAAACGATCGTAAATTTCTGCTTCTTTACCCGACAACATGCCATCATAAGCTTCAAGAATACGGGGAATCTCATCGATATTTCTGGAATACATGCCGCCTTCGATAATTACTTTTTCTTCCATCAATTCGACTTGTTCTTTGTTAAAAGATGCTATATCGGATTGCAATTGGTCTTTTTGATCCTTTAATTGCCCACCATCATCAAGCAAATTAAATTTACCCATCAAGACTTTTTCTTCTTCCGATAACTCCATGAATGCTTTTCGGATTTGCTTTACTAACTTGGTACGGTGACGACTATCTTTATTTGCTGCAAGTGTCATTCCTTCAAGAAAATTGATTGCTGGTGCCAGTTCGTTGTTCTTTAGTGTGATTTTCATTGATATTCCTCCAATAAAAGAGGAACCAAAAGCTATGCCGCTTCTAGTTCCTCAACTTTTGTTTTTAGGTTGGATACTTCTTGTTTTAGTCTTTGAATCTCTTGTTCATGTTCGTTCAATATTACATTTTGGTACATAGTCAAACGATCGTAAGCCAACCCTTCGACTTGTCCTTTGTCACCGTAGTAAACAACCTCGGTTAAACCCTTCTCATGAAATTCATCTGCGATAAATCCATAGAAACGATCAACAGCCGTGCCGTTTGCGTAGTCTTTTTTGTCATACCATGATGCAGGTTGAATAGTTAAGAACTCTTTAGCGTGTGCGATTACATCATCTGCAGTCTTGATATCGGCTTTATACTTTCTAGCTGATGTCTTTCGTCCAAGTGTTCCAGCGCTGGTTATACAAACATCTCCATTACCTGTAGCATATGTTCGATTATAGATACTCATCGACCAAACGCGAGCACTAGAACTGTCACGACCGAAAGTAATACCACCATAGGTTGTAGAGTCTCCTCCACCATTAATATCAGTTCTTTTAGCATCTAATGTAAGTGTATTATTGGTAACTAAGTCTATGTCATTAACAGCATAAACTTTAAAGGTAGAATTTACACCATTCATTTGTAAGTACGGCATGTCAGTAAGAGAAGGTGTTCCACCACTAGCTACTTTGTATAACTCTACACCAAAGTTTCCATATCTCGTAGATCCTGACGTATTATGATTAACTTTCAGATCTGTAACCATTTGATAATTACTGTTGTATATTTCATCAGTCAAACTTAAACTACTAGATGCATCCTTTGGAACATAACTTCTGATTGCTCCATTACCTATAATCTGGACACCTTCAATTCTCTCAGAAACATTAGCTTGCTTAATTGCAGTACGGACAGTACCTCCACGTAAAACAGTTACTGCTTTGTTTGCTTGACTAGCGGAAGTATCCCCTTCACTGTAATAAGTGTCGTTATCAATATCTATATAGAATGTTTCATTGATATTTTGAATCTTACCTTTTGAGAACAGTACTGAACCGGTAGCCAAATTAAGGGATAGGTTCGCACCGCTGATCGTCCCTGTGGTTATACTGCTAGCATTCAAGTTTATGATGTTTACATTGGCAGCGTTCAGGGTCCCGGTGGTAATTTTAGTAGCTGAAAGATTTCCAATTTTGGCATCCGTTATAGCCGCATCTGCAATCTTAGCCGTGCTTACCGCTAAGTTGCCTATTTTTGCATTCGTTATTGCTGCATCGCCTATCTTACCTTCAGTCACAGCCAGATTCGCAATTTTACCGTTGGAAACTGCTAGGTCAGCTATGTGAGCTGTTTTTATGATGGCATCTGAAATATTCGATTTTCCTGTCAGATAAATATTCTCAGAAGAAATAGTAACTATCTGATTTTGCATATCAATCTGAGTTACGCCGCCATCAGATGAAGTTAGCTTGAAATTCATCTGGTCTGATAGCTGGGTAAATTGACTTGATGTAGTCTCAGACAAACTATTTAAATCTTCTTGAATACTAACTACTGTCTGAGTGATCCCGCTTGCTGTAGCCTCAACTTGCAAAGCCTTACTAAGAGCTGAGTTGGCTGTTGTCTCAACGCTTGATATGGTTGTTATCAGTCCGTTCGCAGTTGTTTCTGTAGCGACTGCCTTAGATAGTGCCGAATCAGCTGTTGTTTTCGTACTTGCAATCAATTGAGTATGACCATCTACAGTACTTGAAACAGTATTGACTTTGCTTAAAGCACTATTTGCAGTAGTTTCTACGCTAGTTAGAGTCTGTGTAACTCCATCAACAGTAGTCTCCAATACGTTTGCTTTACTCAATGCACTGTCCGCAGTAGTCGTCACAGTCGCTATGGTTTGTTTTTGCCCATCCACTGTGACGACTAATTCATTCAGTTTTTTAGTGGTACTTGTTGATGTCGTCTCAATATCTGTCATACGCCCAGTTAGACCAGTAACTGAGGTTTCTAGCGTTGCTGTTCTGCCTTCCACAGCGGCTGCTTTCTCATAAGCTTCGTTAGCCTTACTGCTGATCGATGATACTGTACTGTTGATAGTAGCTACATCAGAAACAAGACCATTTACATCAACCTGGATCGCATCTGCTTTTGCTTTAGCTGTTTGGGCATCTAAAGTAGCTTGTGTCGCTAAGTTTGCAGCATTTTCTCCTGCTTGTTTCGCATCCTCCGCGGCTTCTTTAGCGTCTGCTGCAACTAGTTGGGCTTCTTTACCAGCTTGCTTTGCATCTTCGATAGCTTGCAATAATTCTGGATCACCAGCAGACGAAATTTCCATTGCCCACTTTAAAACCCCATCAACATTTTTATAAACCCAAATTTCGGTATCTTGTCCATTTGGCTTGAACCAGATATCGCCTTCTTTAGGGGTTTCGGGTGTTTCAGATCCGTAGTAGTTCGTATTCCATTTATTCGCACTTAGTACAGAATCCAAATAATCAATTTTTTGATTTAACGACCCTCTGTACTTATACGTTGCTTGCGAAGTAGAACTCGTTGTTGCCTTAGATTCAGCAGACATACCACCATTGAAAGTGATACTATAACTAAGATTTGGTACAGAATACTTTGTACCATCTTTATCCTCAATATAAATCCAATCGCCAGCTTCAAGCGGTGGACATCCTCGCCATTTCAATTCATAAGGAAAATAGTTCAATGTTTTGACTAACTCCCACATTTGATTCAATAGCGTTTGAGTCATGACTTTATTTTCAAGTTCCACTTGTGAACCATTCGTTGAACCTACTCTAATGACATCTGTTTCTTCTTCGCCAGTTTTTACTGATATACCGCCGATTCGGTAACTGGATTCATTTTTGGTGAACCCTTTTAGCAAATAGCTTTCTGGTGTTATCTCGAAAGTAGTTGGTGCCAATCTTCTGATTTCTAATTCACCATTGCGATTGAAACTAGCGAACCCACCTTCAAACTGGGCAATCAAACCTATCGCTTGCCTGTGTGTGTAACCTTCTGGCTGATTGATAGCGCCTGTTCCTAGTGAAGCAAATGAATTGGCGCTGACCTCCACACCTGCCGAATTCGCAATGTCTAAAGCAACTTCTCTATACGCTTTTGGATAAGTAAGTTTAGATACATACTCACCTTCCATAAAACGCATTTTGTCCGTTGCGGTAATACTTGTTGTATTGTTGTTCTTATTACGATCAAAATCATCAACGTAGAAGTGACCTAGCTTTGTATATTCATATGATCCGTTGACCATTACACCAAGCTCCGGTATCACTTCGATATCTTCAGCAATAGATTCGATAATTGAAGGAAAAACAATCTGTACCGAATTCATGTAAGTTGACCCTATTTGAAACACTTCGCCAGAAATGCTTCCAGAATCAAAAGAGAGTGAGGTAATTTCCTCACTCCCATAAGTAACGTCATTTACTTTTACCCTAATGGATAACTGCCTAGAATGATTCAGCCATGCAGCTATAATTTCATTACTCGTAGCTAGCAAATTTACCTCACCTACCTTTCAATAAAACTCATTGTCAGCCCTTCCCACTTGGGAAGTTTGTCATGCCATGAATAAGATGGAGAAGAACGATCACCAACGTAGAATGTTTTTGTAGTGATTCCGCCAACCATTGGGTCTGGATATGTGACTTCAAAAAAAGGAGACATCACCGCTTGTAAAATTGGTGAAATCTCCGTATCTGATAACGCACCCCATTCGAGATCCGCTTTTCTTTTTGTAGTGATATAATCACGAACCATATCACCGTTAGCGTTTCGTCCTGATTCCCCATCAACTGCTTGAATGCCAACAGTAAACTTTTTAGGAGTCTTGATTGTGACTCCATTTATTTTCAAATATCCAGCCATTTTATCAGTCCCCCTAAATGTTTAACTCGGTATATCCAAGTTGTTGATGGTATTTGTTGATTTCTTTTACTGCAATACGCCCAAACTCTTTACCGCCGATATTGATAATAATATCCCCATTAGCCGCTTGAGTTGGTGTTGCACCCATTGCAGAAATTGCGTTCATCAATGTAGTTGCCATTGAAGTTGTGAAGTCTTTCATTCCGCCGCCATCATAGTTCATTTGGTTGTTGTTACTGAACGTACTATTTGATGGTGTGAACGTTGGCGTTTGGAACATTTCTGGCAACAATATGCTTGAGTTGAACATATCAAGTCCAAGATACTCAACAGCTTGTTGAATCAATTCAGCGGCACGTTGAGGTTTCTCAAGTGGAATGACCATCTCTTTCTTGTTGCCTTCTCCCATACGATACAAACCGTCTTGGTTTACTAACCCACCGTTTTCATAACCGACGATTCTTCGACCAGTTGGTCCCCAACCTCTGCGACCATAAGGGAGGTCATACCGCCAATTTGAATTATTGAAGAAAGCTAACAATTGATGATAGCCATTAAAAATATTTTCATAGCCGCGAAGTTTATAAGCATTAAACGTGGACGGGATATATTGAAGCAGGCCTCTTGCTGGGTTCCCATTTGCCATGTTTATATCCCACACAGCTGAGCTTTGAGTAATACTCTGATTACCGCCAGACTCTCTTTGGATTTGAGCGAGAACGCCGTTAATTTCAGAACTGCTAATCCGCTGTCCTAGTTTACTTGCCGCTTGTTTGATCTTGGAAGTCCATCCGCCGTTACCAACTGCAGCACCACCGATTGCACCAAAACCTGCGTTCTTATCAATATCACTTGCTCCAAGTGAGCCGTTGATATGCAAATGATCGTAATGGTCATTCTGTGGCCATCTCACCCAACTTCCGCTCGATCCAGTACCAGACATTCCTTTTCGGTCTCGAACTTTACTTTGAGTGATTACGTAAGCTACTTTTGAAGCAAAGTTATCAAACACCCAGTTCGCTGGAGCAAAGTATTTCGAAGATCCGTTCATACTTGCTGGATAGGCGACATCAATTGCTTGATGCTTTCCGTGGGAATGTGGATCACCTGGTCTAAAGCCAGAAGTGATTCTCATACCAGGATATCGATCGACAGTTTTTCTAGCGATATCATATAGGTATTTGTATACACCCCAACTCCCCATTGATCCATCAAACGAACTATTTTGTGCTTCATATCCTGCATTGAACTTCGATTTAAACCATTCATAAGAACCTTCTGCGATCGTACCAACGGAACCTTTCGCCATTGATAGAGCCGGTTCAACAGCACCTTTCAAGTTAACGAACTTAGAAATTGCAGCATTCAAAAGCTTCTTCGGATTTGATGCATAAGACCAAATATCCGATGCAATTTCTTTTGCACCATTCCATTTCTCTTTAAACCATTCACCTATACCATTTGCATAGGCTGGTACGCCATACATCGCAGCAGTCTTTGGACCACTTAAGACAGATGTTCCTTTTGGAAGGTTTACCATCAGATTTCTTTGCGCTGGAAAGATACCAGTACGTCCATCAGGTGTCCGATAAGCTTCTTGATAATTAGATCCTAGTCCGTCATTTACTAGGGCGGGGCCTCCCGGATGATAACCAGTACCTTTCGCATACTTTGGAACTTTCCATGGATCTAATGTGCTCTTTCCAGCACCGACCCTTTTCAGTACCCAGTTAATTCCTTCGATAACGCCGTTAACTCCTTTTCCGATGACACTAACCATGCCAGTGAAGATTTTTCCAGCGCCTTCTTTGACAGATTTGACACCATTGCTCAAACCTTTACCAATCTTGCTACCTAATCCGGTTGCCCAGCCAGTAATTTTCCCGAAAGCTTCAGAAGCATTTTTCTTCATTGTTTCAAAAGATCCGCCCATACTAGTCTTAAGATTAGAAAATGCGGTACTTGCCTTAGTTTTAGCAGTTGATGCAGCAGTCGTTACCTTGCTTTGGATTTCTCCCCATTTTTCAGAAGTGTTCTTTTTAACATCTGACCACCTATCGGAAACATTGGTTTTTAGATTGCTAAACGCTGTACTTGCTTTATCCTTGGCGGTACTTGCTGCTGTGGATACTTTATTTTTTACTTCGTCCCATTTCTCAGAAGTGTTTTTCTTAACATCTGACCATTTGTCACTAACATTTTTAGCAATGTCCTTCGCTTTTCCGGTAACAGCATTCTTTGCATCATTCCATTTTTCACTAGTCCACTTAGTTACTTTCCCCCAAGCTTCAGATGTGGATGTTTTGATACCATCCCATTTCTCAGATATAACCTTGCCTAGTTTACCAGCCGCTTCTTTGATCTTATCCCAGTTTTTCCAGAGTAAAACACCAATAGCGATTACAGCCCCCACTGCTAAGATTACTAATCCGATCGGACTTAATAAGAATGCAATGGCCGTTCCTAAAGCTGTTGTTATACCGGTTGCTATACCAGCTACGATGTTCCAAGCTGCTAACGCACCATTAACAACAAGAAAGGCAGCGCCAAACGATCCGACGATGATTGCAAAGTTTGAGACGCCTTCTGAATGTTCAGAAATCCAGTCGCCTATATTAGTAAGTGCATCACCCAATTTTTCTAATACCGTTACAGCAATACCACCAGTCCATTCAGCTATAGGTTTCAACATGCTGTCCCACAACCATTTGAATGCTGGTTTAAAGCCTTCGATAACGCCATTCAACAAATCAATAGCGCCACGTAACAAATCTAGGAACGCAGGAATTAAATCCTCAATGGCGTAAGAAGCTAACGGCAATAATACATTCTCATAGAACCAAGCTAATCCGCTGCCTATATTTTCCATAAGAGGTTGCATAGACTGAAGCAAGCCGTCTATTGATTCTAACAAAGGTGTGAAATCCAATTTCTTAGCCCATTCAACTGTTGCACCCGTAATCTTGTTGATAGTTGTAAGTATTGTATTGACAATACCCAAAACCCCAGACATGATAGAATCACCCGTTTTGCCAGCATCCCATGCCTTACCGAATTGTTCTGCTAATCCGCCAATTACATTGAAAATATTTGTATATATTTCTAAGATATTAGCTGCAATGGCTTCACCAGTTCCGTCATTCCATGCTGTTCTGAATGATTCACCAATTTTATGCAAGAGAACCAATATATTGTTAAACATGTCAAAAATGGATTGAATCAGCGCCGTTCCTCTGCCGTCCGAAATCCATGCATTTTTAAACGCTCGTCCTATATCACCAATGATCCCTAATACATCTGCCAAAAGAATAAGGATGTTTTCGATAAACCTCTGTCCGGTTCCATTTGTCCAAACTTCCATAAATGACTTGCCGATAGCAGAAGCCAAACCTATTACTTCACCTAATGCATAGTTCCAAGCATCAATGACTTTTTGACCTTGGTTTTTCCATGCATCTTGGAAAGGTTTGAAGAAATCCTTCAATATGTTCTGGATGTCTTTCATCCATTTAGGCGTAGAATAGTTACCAGTTGCAGACCCAAAATCAATACCAGGAGCAGGATCTTCTTTCTTTGCATCATCAGTATTCATCGTTAGCTTGTTGATTTGGTCAAATCCCATTAACGATCGTTGCAGCTTTTTGACTTTCTCATTTGCTTTACTTGCTGCACTACCAGTGTCATCCATGGCTTGTACATTGTCGTATAACCCTTGTGCACCTTGCTTAGCCGCTTGATAGGTTGTACCGAACATATTCGCAATGAAAGATGCAAACTGCCCTGTAAGTGTCGCTAAGGCACTCATAAGAGCGTTCAAAGCTGGCATGATAGCTGTGTAGATTGGATAAAATGCAGTTAGCAAATTGACTTTAATTTGATTGAGCGAGTTAGCAAATTGTGTGTTGCTATTTAGTGCCTTCATAGTAACGGTTGCTAGGTTCGTAATTGCTCTAGCTATCAATTGATAAACGATTAACGAGGGAAGTAGGTACCTAAAGGTTTGCCCCCACGCACCAGAATACTTTTTCATATCATGGGAGCCTTTGTTCACTTTGTTGGATAAACTAGAAAATAGACTTCCGAACTTTCCAATAAATCCAAGAGAGTTCCTCAAGCCATTTCCGACGCTCCCAAATCCGTGTGAAACTGCATTGGACATGCGGTTGAATACACCGCCATATTTAGAAACAGCCCGCTCAGATTGCTTCAGTCCTGTACCCGTCATACTAGCACCGCTAGAAGCGTTGCCTGTTTGAATGGATGATTGTCCCAAAGCAGAGTTAACTCGTTGCAGAGCCTTTCTCAACGCATCTGCTCTGTCTTCTGTTTGTGCGTATTCTTTTTGCAAACGATCGTTGTCGCTAATCAACTTATTCATCTTGATAGATTGCTTTTGAATCTCATTAGACGTTTTTAGTGATTGTGGCGTATCCTCATAGTTTTTAAATCCAGAACTAAAACTTCCAGTTGGCACACGTTGATCGTTGTACTCAGCTTTTAGTGTTCTTAGTCGCTTACGCATCGCTTCGATCTGCGCTTCATTTTGGCTCATGCCCTTTGTTATATTGTCCAAAGATGATGGTACAGCGTCTAGCTCACGCTTGATTGTATTGCCCATACCTTTTGCTTGATCTTGAAACTTCGTCATCTGTGCTTGGGCTCGTGCGATCTGTTCATCGTATTTAACCACTTGGCCAGTATCGCCTTTACTGGATGCTGATTGTCGTTGCGATTTCAGATAAGCAACCTTTTCTTGCGCTGCTTTTGCTTGGCCCATTTTCGCATTGATTTCATTGACCATTGCATCGATTTCTTTGGTCACTTTCGGACGGGCTTTGCGGATTCCAGAAGAAAAGTTATCTCCCACCGTTTCAGATGTTTGTTTTGTTGATTGCTCAAAGTTTGCTAATGTCTTTTCTAGTGCCTGATTCATTTTTTCTAGTTGTTTCGTGAAATTGCTAGCGCCTTTTTCAATATCCATATTTTTCTCTGTACGATCCATTGAGTTACCGGACATTTGTTGGATTCTACTCATTGCACCCTCAATTTTTGGCAATACACTCTCTAGGGATTGCTCAACTCGAGCAGTATTGATATCTAATAAGACTTCAAGTGTTTCTAATTCCATGCTTTCTCACCTACCTTTCTTCAATGAGTTTTCTTCTTTCTCTTGTTGCTTTGATAGCCTGCGCTTGGGCCAAGAAAATTTCTTGCTCACGCTGCATAGCTTGTTGCTTTGTTTCTTCCTCGGTCTTCGCTTCTTCAATCGCCTGTTCAATTTGTTTGAGAAACGGATAGGCTTCTTCAAATTTTGGCATATGCTTTGGATCGTTAAATGCGAAAACTGCTAGTCTTTGCTGCGAGTAGTCGAACATCGCTCTTTCTCGCAACTCATTCTCTTTGATCTTCTTATTTGCTTGGACTTGTATCATGATTTCCTCAAGTGTCATTCCCCAATACTCTGTAGAGGGGATTCCTGCTTCAACGGCTTGCGGGTA